CTACTGCCCAGAATTTTATGGAATCATACTCAGGTCTTATAGTGAATGATGTAGAATAGGCGTAGACAATAACTCCACCTATAGAACTTCCCTGCATAAATTGAATTACTACAGCACCCATGCCTCCATCACCACCTATAAGAGAACAAGCACCATAACCACCTACACCACCACCGCCTCCTCCTCCAAGGTAGTAAGCGGCCCCACCGCTTCCACCTGCCCATCCAGAGGAACCACCACCAGCACCAAAGCCAGTTCCGGGTTTTCCGGGGTCGCAGTTATTAGAATCGGCCCTTAAACCACCACAACAAGTTGGTACTCCTATAGAAGGAGTTGTAGAAACTGCGTGTTTAGTTTGAGCAAATAGACTAAATGAAAGTAGTAAAAATATTTTTATCATAGGCCTGGGTTCCATCCAATATAGATATGTCCGTTAAGTCGTGTGAAGGTATATAGAGTATGCTTACTTCCTACCGTTGAACCATGACCAACAGGCAAGTGAGTAGTAAAAGTAGGTGTCCCTGAGAAGCTACATTGTGCAGACGTTGTTCCTGTCAATACGATTGAGTAAACTCCACCATCTACCGTATTGTTCAGTTGAACAGAGCCACAGTTTGAAGAAGATACTTGGTTGACCCCTTCATTAAAATCAAAGATTAAGTTAGCTTTTACTGCTGGCTGTGCTACTCCACCAGCATCAGAACTACAATTAAAATTAGTTCCATCAGATTTTAGAATCTGCCCATTACTACAAGAGGTCGGTGGAAAAGTATATGAAGAAGTACCGAGGCCTATTCCCTTAGCTGTCCCACCAGCATATAGCATGACTCTGTTTGCTAAACCGTCAACTCCATTAGCAACAAAAAGTGAATTTGAATCTATGCCACCAGATTTAATGGCCTTACCTGTAGTGCTCGAATATACTGCAACTTCACCGTCATAAGTTCCACCTGCTGGACCTGCTACATCACCAGCACCACCAGAATCAGCCTGACAAGTAAAGGTTGCTCCAACCGATTTTAGAATCTGACCTGTAGTACACATAGTAGATGGAACAGCATCTAAGACTGTTTTATTTGCATGAGAGTGGGTAGTAGCTTCAAGTGCAGTTATATCAACATTTAAAAGCCTACCTTGATTAGCAGAAAGAGCATTTACGGCAGAGGTTGAGGTCAATAAGTCCTCAACTACTGTGATTGAGTTGGTGTCTACAGGTAAGGCCACCCAAGATAATTGTCCACTCGAATTTGCTAGAAGTATCTGGCTATTTCCTGGGGCAGAAGTAGGTAAATTTAAAGTATAGTTACTGTTATTGGAACCAGAAGAAGCAAGTGTTACTGTTCCCACTCCTCCACTATTAAATTTAACTCCACTCATTCCACCAGCAGCAGGACCTAAAGTTAAATATCCTGTTGCATAAGTAAATCCAGAATATGTTTTTAATGTTTTACCACCTGTACCACTAAACATGGCAACAGAGCCATCCTCAGAACCAGCAGGTCCTGATACATCACCTGTTGCTGTAGAGGTAGCAGGAGTAGCAAATACTAAATTACTTCCACTAACTTGCAGAACTTGGCCATTAGAACCAACAGTCTGCGGAATAGTATATCCAGTTTCAGCCAATGCCTTAGATAGACCATTGTAAGCAAGAACAACCCTATTAGCAGCACTAAAATTTGCAGCTTTAGTGGCAACAATCGCTGAAGGAATACCAGAATCTTTAATAAGTTTACCAGTACCTGTATTAAAAGATGCTAGATTACTGTCATTTGCAGTACCAGGCCCAACCACATCACCAGTAGAGGCAGCAGGGAGAGTTACATATTGTCCTGTTCCTGATAAGTATTCTGTGGTAGTCCCATTTGTCTTAATGTTATCTAAGGTTCCTTTATTAGCGTGAGTATGGGTTTGGCCCTGTAAAGCAGTTATATTAGTAGTGTGGGTAGCTATTGCGGAAGTATTGGAAGCTATTTTACCATCCAATACTCTACCTTGATTAGCTGATAAGGCATTTGTTGCCGAGTTTGAGGTTAATAAGTCCTCTACTACTGTTACTGTGTTGGTATCTACTGGAGTCCTATAATCACCAAAAGCAGACAAGAACATAGTAGTAGAACCACCTGTTGTTATTGCATCTAATTGAGATTTGTTAGTATGAGAGTGAGTAGCTGCGGTTAGAGGAGTTATCTTTCCATCTAATATCCTACCTTGATTGGCAGATAGGGCAGCAGTAGTAGAAGTTGAGCTAAGAGCATCAATTACTACGGTTGCTGCCCCACCAAAATCATCCTGACAAGTAAAATTTGTTCCATCAGATTTTAGAATCTGTCCGTTTGGACAAGAACTATCTGGAAATGTATAGTCAGAGGTTTGAAGTCCTAATCCTGTCGCTCCTCCACCAGCAAATAGCATAACTTTGTTTGCTGTAGGAACAACTCCATTAGCAACAAAAAGGGAATCTGAGTCTATACCTGAACTTTTAATAACCTTACCTGTAGAGTCTGCAAATACTGAAATCTCACCATCAAAAGTTCCTCCAGCAGGACCCAGTACATCACCTGCTCCACCACCTCCGGCCACACCACCAGCAGAGGTTCCAATCTTATCGCAACCAAAAGGCTCACAAACAGTTACTAAGTTATTTGTTAAATCTAAATCGTCTTTCTGAAATACAAACCAAGCTGAGAATTTTGTTAGAGTTAAATCTACTGGCTTGATAAAATTTGTAGATATAGCTGCTGCTTTAGCGGCTGCCTCATCAGCATACTCAGCTTGAGCATACATAATATAATCATCTACGCCCGGTGCAGAATAAATCCTTACAAATCCCCATTTATTATTACTCAATACTGCTAAGTCATTAGTGCCATCATCCCAAACAGAAGTATTAAAAACTGTCTTTCTGGTAGTAGGAACAACAGGACCCCCTTGATAATACTCGAAAAAAGGGACTGGACTTATTGCCAGCACACTTTTGGTATTGGGATTATATTGGTCAGAAGTATTAGCACCCCAATAATAAACATCATGTGCGGTTCTTGCCATTGTTAGCGGTGTTGCTGGTACTGCCGAATAGCTAAGTCCTTTTGTCATACCTCCGAAGAAGAAGGAAAGACCTCTAAGCTGTCCTACTGGGTTTGTGGGGTAGGTTTCTCTATCATAAGCAACACCCAAGTTCATATCCACTATACCAACAGATATTTTTGTATCTTGCTCGGCCTGAGTCGTAGCACCTGTTCCAGATACATATTCTAAAACTCCAGTTGAATTTATAAATAAGGTAAAAATATTTGGAGGACTATTAGGTAGAGTAACAGTTTGAGTTCCCCACTCGACAATAGTTATTTGCGGAAATGCTGTAGGTGCTGGGCCATATAAAGCTATATAACCTGTACCTGCTTGAACAGTAGCTACTCTGGTAGGTGCATTTAGTGTTGCCTGACCACCAGCTTGAAGCCCTGTAGTTATAATAGGAGGAGATATTGCTAATATTTTACCTGCTCTAAAATCAGCAGGAACATTAGTAGAAGTATGGTCTTGGGTTACTTTAAAGAGCCAGTTGTTATTATCACCAGAGTTCTTAATCTCCCCTACTTTATATGCCTGTCCAACGGCCCAAGTAGTTAGCGGAACCTTCTCATTAAGGACCCTACCTTGGTTAGCTGATAAAGCTGATGTGGTTGAGGTAGAATTTAGAGCGTCTATAACTGTTGTTATTGTGTTTGTATCAATAGGAACCTTATAATTACCATCATTAGCGAGAAAGGTAGTTCCGCCACCAGCATCAGTAACTTTATCTAAAGCACCTTTGTTAGCATGAGTATGAGAGGCCGCAGTTAATGGAGTTATCTTTCCATCTAGTATCCGTCCTTGATTAGCAGAGAGAGCAGCAGTTGTGGAAGTGGAGTTAAGAGCATCTACTACTATGGTTATATCATTAGTATCAACAGGAGTTGTATAAGTTCCAAGTGCAGACAAATATTGAGTAGCAGGTCCAGTAGTCTTTAAAGTATCAAGTAATGCTTTGTTGGCATGAGTATGAGAGTTTGTTTGTATAGTTGTGATTGAAGCAGTAGTTATACCGCTATCTTTTATGAGTTTACCTGTGGTTCCTGAGTAAGAGGCCAGATTATCCGCAACTGCAACAGCAGGACCCACCACATCACCTGTTCCACCGCCAACATCTGTTGCCCATGAAACTACACCAGCACCATTAGTTTTTAATATTTGATTATTTAACCCATCTACCGCAGGGATAGTATAAGTAGTATTTTTTATTAACTTACCAGAAACTGAATTAAATAAAGCGACTTGATTAACTACTGAGGAAGCAGGTCCAACAACATCACCACCACCAGTACCCATAGCTATCCAAGATAGTTGTCCAGTAGCATCTGACCTTAGAACTTGATTAGCGACTGGAGGAACAGCAGGAAAGGTTAAGGTATAATCTGCGGTAAGGCTCTGTGAAGCGGCCAGAATAAATCTAAAATTATTAGGGGACCAACCTAAGGCACTGTAATTAAAAAATGATTGCTGAGGAGTAGTGTTGACAACAAAAGACCCAGGAGCAGGTAGATAGATATTCCATAGGTCTAAAGCTATATCAGAATCATCCTTTAATACTTTCCCTGATAAACCATCCCAAATAGCAAAATGATTATTTCTTGAGGCTTGTGGACCTATCATAGGAACATCAACAGCTTTTAAATATTTTCCAGTTGCGTCCGTAAAAGCAGCGTATTTGTTAGCGATAGTTGGAGTTACCATTTCCTCCGCATAAATTTCTAGTTCATACAAATCTCCGTTACCATAACCTCCGTCAGTTTGGTCGCCCGGATACTCAAGTTTAAAGTAACTATAAGCAGGAGGAACAGATGGCAGGTTATACACATACCAATCATTTTGAGTAGCACCTACTACATTGTTTATAACAGTCCAAGTAGTGCCATTAGTTGAGCCACTAAAAGTCCATTTTGTTCCACCATCACCAGCCGTCCAAACCCTGTACTGCTTTATAGCTTTTGCTACTGGTATTTGAACCACAACAAAGACAGGTGGTACTCCAGCATAATAGTCTGTAGTAGTAACCCCATCAAATGACCTATAGTAAGAGCCACCTGCTGGACTACCAGTTATGGTATATCCTGTAGGAGTGGTATTAGAGGTCATGTTAGGGTTAATTTTAACGAGTTGTAGGGATGCCGTTGGAATAGGTCCCCAAACATCACCCTTAGTAACGTTTAGAATCCTACCCTGATTAGCTGATAAAGCTGATATGGTAGAGGTAGAGTTAAGGGCATCTATTACTTGGACTTGTGGTATAGTGGCTATATCACCTTGAATTTCGATAATATCACCTTGAATGTCGGTAATATCACTCTCTATAACCAATATATCGCTATTAATGGTTATTAACTCATCTTCAATATTTCCAATAGCAGTAGTATTATCAGTTATATCGCTAACAGCATCAGATATTTTACCATCTAATATTCTACCTTGGTTAGCTGATAGGGCGAATACTGCTGATGGTGAAGTTAAGTTATCTATTACTGTGGTTCCACCTGCACTACTTACGTTTCCATTAGTATCTTTGATAAATAGCTTAATCTTTGAATCAACAGGGTCTACCTTTGGATATATAAAGATATGGCTGGACATTGGGACTTTAGCAGGGTCAGCTACAACCTTCCCATCTAAATAACTAAATTGGGTACAACTTTCATTAATATCTCCAGTATCACAAGGTGCTGATACTGCTAGTTTTGAGGTTAAAATTAGCAGTAAAACTAAAAGTTTTTGGATATTTGTAACCATATATTTAAACCGTCCATTAGTACCAGTTGGAGTTGTATAGACTGACCTTTATAGAAAGTAACAGAGCCATTTAACCAGACACCATAGTTTATGGTACGGCTATTAACCATCTTTGGAGGAACCTCATCACTTATTCCATATAGAGTTACTGTGGAACCAACTTCCACTTTATCCCCAAATGGAGTGGACGAGATGGGCGATTCAAAAGATTGACCGTAAATAGGTATTATTGCCATAGGGCTAGTTAATATTATAATTTCTCCTGAACGTATTTGCTGGTCATCTTGAAGTGTGTAATATGCTCTGCCACCTTCACCATCAGGAGTCCCATCAGGATACTGACTAGAGCCATCAGGGTCATCAACAGTAAAATTTTTAGAACCAATAAAAGGCGTAACTTTTTCAACATTGTCAGACCCTATGTCAATCTTATTAAAATTAAATGGTGAAGTAGTTCCTATGTTTTTATTTCCTTTATCAACAAGAGTAGGTATTCTGGCCTCAGCATAGTCAGCAGGAACAAGACGGACTCTGCCATCTATAATAACTCTCCTCATTCTAGGTGTAGCCATTTTAATTCCTCATTTGTAAAGGACCAGCATTAAAATCAATTTGATGTGTGTAATCTGTCAATGCCAAGTAAGCCTCAGCGTATTTTTGTTGCCATAATTGTACTCTAGGGTCATTAACCAGATAGGCTTCAGCCTCCATTAGACTTCCATATAAGTATAAGTCAGGTGCTATTCTAAGGACGGAATTGGTTTCATCATCATTATTCATTCCTGAGAAGTCTGCCCAGTAGCTTAGTTTAACCTTAGGATAGGTTGTAACTCCTAACTCTTTTTTAATTTCCATATTGAAAGGAAGTAGAAGTAAATCACCTTCTCTTGAGAACTTAGAACACCCTCTATAAACATCCTTAGGAAGGCCAGGATGCTCTCTTACAAAGAGGTTATAATCCAAAAAGTTAAGTATAGTATTATTTATAGTTAGTGCTTTAAGAGTTAACAAATCTTCAGGCACTAGAATCTCATTAGTAAATACTGATGTTCCATCTGTCTTATCATTAATGAAAGTAGGGAAAACTGAAACCTCATTTGCAGGACACCTCATACCTCTGAAAATCTTTCTCTCAGCTAATGCTATAAAAGACTTAATTAGACCCATATCACCTATCATAGGTCTTATAGGGTTATTTACATCAGCATCACCTAAATCTTCCCTATTTAGCCATAGCTTTACGGCCTGTTGTAGTTCTCCATAGGTTTTCATCTTCTTCTCCAGTAGTCATCATAACCTTGGGCCTCACCACTATATCTACCTGTGCTGCTAGGTTGACCTGTAGGGCCTGGAGGAACACCAAAATCCATATAATCAGGTTGTACCCAGTAGTTAGGGTCTATTCTGGAAGTATCATTAGGTGCTTGTAAGGTATTTCTACGTCTGGAATTAGGAGTTCCACCATAGTATGGGTCCCCTCCACCTGATAGATTGTATACATTTGCGAGTTCTTCTTCTTCTGGTGAAATAACCTTTTGGGTATAACCTTGATTGGCCATAGCTTGGTCCTGACCAGTTTGTTCTTCCGCAACTGCTCGATTCAGTCTATCTTGTGCCATAGTATTCATTTCAGTATTAATTCTATCAAAGCCAGGCCTTAATGCCTCATAATCACCTTCATCTAATCTTTTATTTTCATCACCAACAGGGACCTGTGCTAGCGGAAATCCACCCCTATCTCCTTGATAGGTTTCTAATGCCATATTTCCTCTCCATCTGGTATTTAAAGGAGCACCAGTAGGATTTAAAAGTGCGTTCAATCTATCATTAGCACCCGGATAGGGTTCAGTATCTCTATCTGGATAATAAATATCCGTAGCAGGAATTATATTTGGTTCTCTAAATGTTCTTCCTCCTCCTCTTGGAACAGGATTACCCCAAGGTGGTGCATTAGGGTCATCAAAATCAGGTGAATGTCCGGGGTCTATATCATTCCAAGGTTCTCTAGGTCTTGGTGGTGAATGTCCGGGGTCTATGTCGTACCAATCTGAAAATCCGGGGTCTATGTCGTAAGAAGGTCTTGGTGTATCTATAGAGAATCCGGGGTCTATGTCATACGAAGGTCTAGGTGTGTCTATCGAAAATCCTGGGTCTATATCTCTGCCGGGCCTCGGTCTAGGTTCTCTACCGTAACCTCCACCCCAAGTCCATCTACCAGATGAAGGTCTAAATGACGGTCTTGGTGTCGGTTTACCCCATTTATAACCTAAAGATTTTCTGGCCATTTCATCATCTTTGCTAATCATAGATTTCTCCTATTTCCAAGTTTTATTGGTGCATAGATACCAAGGAGTTTCTCGTTTACATAGGACTGTTAGCTGTGCCATCTGCTCCTTATCTGCTAAGAAGTTAGGCTTCAACTTACCTTCGCTAATCCATTTCTCAATTTGATTTGTAGGTATTCTGGCAACTTGGTGGTTATCTTCCATTTTAGATGATTTGCTTTCCAAGTCCCTCATCATCTTGGCGTGTTTAACCGCAGGAGTTTCATCCTGATAATCTACTAGGCTGAACTTACCATCCTTATCCATATTCCAGAATGAGGCTATTTCACCATTCTTCATATTCTATCTCCAAAGAGGTTCCTTCCGATTCACCGATTGGCGTAGCCGGGGCCGGATATTCATCTGGATATAGACTACTAACAGGAACCAAATCACCATGTTCATCAGGGGCCAGAACTTCTGGATAATCCACCTGTTTCCCCAGTTCATCTTCTTCATCTATATCCACCATAATATCATTCACCCATATGGAGTGCTCCCCTTGGAGGTGTAGGCTGCATAGGAATCCTACCACTAACGCTACCACCAATAGGAAACCCTCCTGTCTGCTTAGCTGCTTCATACTCCTCCATCCACTTCAATTCTTCGGGAGTTAATTCTCTACCAGCAACTCTTAGTTCATCATAAGTGCCTGCATCTCTAGGGTCATTTGGGTCTGGCATATCTATCTCCTTTTAGTAACCTTCAGGTTCATAATTACCACCGACTCCCATAATTGGACTCATTTCTGGGTCATCACTATAACCTGCATCACCCATTTCTTCCTGTTTTGCTCGAAGCATTTCTAGTTCTGCTTCTTCATCATCAGTCATGGCCTCTTGGTCACCACCCTTATATTTCTGGATATACTTATCTTCTAGTTCTTGTAATCTAACCGCCATAGGGTCATTAGGGTCAGGTGCAGTTCTGCCTCCACCCTCTGCTCTAGGGTTAAAGCCTTCTCCCTCTCTAACTGCTGTTCCGGGGTCTAAGTGTAAAGCACCTCTCATAGGCATATTCATAAAATCTCCTTAAAAAAGGGGCCACTAAGACCCCTTTAATTTAAACTCTCAGTCCAGTTATGATTCCACATGATTGCGGAGCCAACACCTTAAAGGTTAGTTCAGACACAATCATTCTTTCTTCAGAGTCCCCTATCTTTGATAGTTGCTCAGTCTTTGGCTGTCTTAGATAGCAAACATCAATGTATTCAGGGTCTACTAAGAAAATATCGTTGGCTGGGGCTATTACGGAGGCAGTAGCAGTTTGGGCCGCTTCACCTTTGTTCATAAATCTGTTAAGAACAACTGAAAGTTCCCCATACGGAGTTACATAAACATCCACCACATTAACCAGTTTGGTTTGTTGTAATGAATCTCTATATCTTCCTGCCATACCAACACCAGTTCCACTAAGTGCTAGACTGGCTATGGCGTTTGCCATTAGACCAGTTACCATCATAATGGAAGGCTCTCCACCATTTCTCCATACTTGTTCCATAGCTAGATTTATGGTTTTTTCTGAGATTGGGCCATAATTTACAGGTGTACCAACAGGGTCCACAAGACCTTGGTCATAGGTAGTATCATATCCCAATGGATTGTTTATTACCTGCCATTTGAAGTTACCCATAGTCCTGATACCAGTAGTTCCGTTAGTGCTCGGATACACCGCTAGATTCCCTGTATAACCACCAACAGGTGCTTGGGATTTACCACAGATAGTGGCCTCAATATCCCTTTTCATTTCCTGTGCTTTCTTGGTCATTTGATAGGCCATTTCTGAGGTTCTACCAAACCAGTCTACCGACTCAGCAGTACCAGAAACTGAGATTTTCTTCTTAAAAATCTGAGTTACGTTCATCTGCCGTTTAACTTCCAAGGCAGCAGCATCAGCTTCAGTACCTACTACGGTTCCTATGTTAGCTGCTGTATCACCTTCCACATCACCTGTTTTTAGCTGTTCTGGTGCTAAATCATCCAAGAACCATCCAACTTCGATATTCTTAGTTGATGACCTCTTGGATAGAGATAGCATAGGTGTTTTAGTCGGTGCTAGGTTATAAATAATATCTGCAAATTCTTCTTTTATCTGCTTTTGGGGTACGTTTTTTGTATCCCCAGCATATGTAGTTGTCCTAATCATACTTACCTCCCAGTAAGAAATTCTTGCATGGCCATTTCACCATCTGCCCTACTACCAGTAGTTTTTAGCCTACCGATAGCTGAGTTTTTCTTTGATAAGAACTGACCTTTGCTGTTCCTACCGAAAGACATTGACGGTTGACCTGCCACTTTTGTTGTTTTAACTCCTGTACTCATATCAAACATCCTGGCCTTATGAAGTGCTTTGAACATACTAGGGTCTGTAGATTGCAATAATTGCTGTCTACTTAGACCTGTACTTACTCCGTAATCTATAAGTTTGTAATAAGTTTCGTTATTCCAATTCTTAAAGGTACTTTGTAAGTTCCGTATCGCTCCTTGAGCGGCCACACTTCTTTTGGCCTGTACTTGTTCATTTACTTGTTGAAAGAATTGCTTGGCCTGGTCCTCAGTACGCCTTAGATTATCTATGGCGGCATGATAATTAGCTTGGTGTTTTATGTATTCAACAGGTGCTTCGTTCGCCATCCGTTGCCAATCTACACCCTCGTAATTTACGACCTCATCTCTAGCAGCTTTTGTTAAAAGTCCCAGTCCTGCGGCATATTGCTTTTGCATTTCCTGAGTCTGGGATGCCAGTTGCTCAGTCTGCTTACGCTTTTGTGCCAGTTCTTGGGTCTTTTTAGTGTAATCTTGGGATTTCATAAATCCCTCTTTCCACTCTCTAGCTGGCCTAGCTATTCCATCAATCTCAATAAGTGCTTCTAAGGGTCCGGCCCCGGTGTCTGCACCATTTTCACCTTCTGCTTGATAAGGTTGGTCTGATGACTCCTTAAATTCTAGCAGTTCGCCTTCTGTTGTATGAGTAGGTTGTCCTGTAACCTTCGGAGCACTTGGAGTTCCCTCTGTACTCTCTTGGTTAAGCAAGTTCTGCATACTCTTACTAGATTCATCAATAGACTCCGTTGGTTTTGCCGCAGGTTGGTCTACTACTGTAGTTTCCATTATAATATCCCCTTTTAAAATATCCACATTATTTTGTGGTTTATGTCATTTTTTATTCTCTTTAGCCATATCACCTTCATTAATCATCCCATGTAATTTAAGTACGAACATATCTATACCATGTTTCATATAGGCTATTTTATCCCGATTCAATTTGTCGTCATTGGCGAAAATTCTGACTATTAGTTCTTCGGTTATCTCCGAGAATACACGCTCTATTATAGGGTGTTTTAATAGCTTTTTAGCCTCATCACCATCACCTACTTTGTCCTTATCCGTTCTTTTATCTTCCATTTGGTACTCCCAATCTCCATCTGACCCATGCTGCCTTCTTATCTTTGAGGTTATAACTGTCTATTTCTGCCCTTAGTGAAGCTACCTCCTTCTGAAGTTTAGCTATAAGTTCGTCCTTTTCTATAATATCGTCTTTCTTAGCAATTCTTGCTCTGTTCGGAATCCTTTTAATATCCTCATCTTTAACTCCAGCTTTCTTCCTGACATTGGGTAATTTATTAATATCACCCTTAATTTCTATACTCATATACCAGTACCTCCTGCTCGTTTAATTGCTAGTTCTTCTTCTGCTATTCTTATTTGTTCTCGTTTATACCAATCATCTGTTCGTGCCATTTTCTCTTTAATCCTCAGGTCAGCCGCATCTTTTGCCAGTTTATCGGTATGTTCTTCCTGAGATAGCTGAATCTTAGTTGTATCCTCAATATGCTGATTTTTTGCCTTCTGTTCATTGGTTTGAGCACTTGCCATTAGTGATTGTGCTTGTGCCTGTTTCAGATTCGCTTCTAGGGTCATCATACCGTCTTGTAGCTGCATTTGACGTTTCTGAATCTCATTCTGTGCTTGCATAGCTGCTTGATACTGAGGAGAGGCAGGATTCATTAATAGATGGTCCCTACAGTCTATATTCATATATTCCATCATCTTCATCATCAGAACATACTGCTGTTCAGTACCGTAATTTACCATTAGGCCTGGAGTTTGTCTTAGTAGGTTGTGGACCATCATAAGACTATTAATCTGCTCCTTCTGTTCCATAGGGGTCAGAGCAACCCTAATGGACATATCCAATCTCTGTTTGAAGGTAGCAGGGTTTACAGGTATAAATTGACCACTTAATTGGACAAATTTCTCCGTCTTATCATAGGTCATACCTATTCGGTGAATGGCTATTAGAAGTGGTTTTAAGGTGTTTTCAGCGAAATGCTTGGCAAACATCATTAGTCTGCGGTTAGCGGCAGTAGTTAGTGCCTGAATGGTATCAAAGCTGTTCTGTTTAGATATGGCATCCTTCTCCATACCCTGAGCCAGTCTTGTAGCACCAGTAGCTTCTTCCTTATCACCTTCCAACATTTCCAGAACTTGGAAGGAAGCTGGGTTTAACTGGGTGATAGGTAAAGGCATTACAGCATCCATCTTGGTTACATTGACTATAACTCCAGGCCTATTATCCACTAGGTCCTTGGGATTTCTAATAAACCCTAGGTCTGCTAGGTATCTACCAGTATTGGTTGCCACCATGTTGTCAATAATTTGACGTTCGATAGTTGATTTGGACTTCTGTATACCCCAAATAACATCAGGGATAGATAGTCCATGAAACTTGTATGGTTGAGGATATGGGGTAAATACCTCTAAAGGTATCTCCTCCACCTGTTCCATACCAAGTATCTCCTCATCAGCATAGAATAATTGCCATAACTCCGTTATACCATCCCCATCCATGTCTATCTTCCGATATACTTCATAAACGAGTGTTGTACGCCTGTCCTTGGCAGAGTCATTCCATATATCTTTAAAGGTCCCATCATGTTCGTGTCTAGCATCTACTTCCGCCCTATCACGCCATTCTAGCTGGGTATCACCAAAGGATAGTTCATCTATGGTTTCAGCATCCCATCCCATTTCCAAACATTCACTTTTTGTCATTCTGTTTCTAATGGCACAGAACTTTGTATTCTTTAAGTCCTCAGCATTGTCCTCTATGATGAAATCCTCAGGTTTGATATTCATTATATGAACGTGTGAGGTATCCATCATTCTGGTGATTTCACCTGAAAAGACCATTATCTGTTGCATACCTACTGGCTGCATATTAGGCTGTTGTCCCTGTTGCATAGGAGGTCCACCCTGCATAGGGGGAACACCTGAGGAACCTTGAGGTGGAGCACCTGTAGGCATAGGAGGAGCACCCATTGGAGGTCCTCCTTGAGGTGGCATCCCCTGCGGTGGAGCCTGTGGGTTCATTGGTGGGGCTTGTTGTGGATTTGGTGGTGGAGTAGGTCTTGCACCCCCCATTTGCGTAGGTGGGGCGTTTATTGGTTGATTCTGAGGCACAGGCTGACCGGGGGCCATTATCGGAACATTCTTTATAGTCTGCTGATAGTTTCTAAGTTCTACATTTGGGTCCGATAATAGAGCTTGAAGTTCATCTTCCTCTATCTCATCAAATCTCTCTATGGAGTAGGATTTTTCCTGCTTCCACCACCGTTTTATAAGCCCATTCTTGGCTATAAACCCGTCATGGAAAGCATCATGTATAATCTTATAACCATTGTTTTCTCGGTAGAATACATGGTTTACATAGGCAGTTGCCTGTTTAGCTGGATAGTAATCTTGGACGTTTATTGGCGTGAAATAGACCACATTTTCGTTTTGGGTGAAAGTTTCCAGACAAATTGACTTAGCGGTTTCGACAACATTGAATACGTCCTTGGAAACGTGCTGGGACTTTCCTTCAGGACCTGCACCAATATCGTCACCGTAGTAATACTGGTAGCCTCTCGCTCTCTGCTGTGAAACATACGACCTGTCAAAATCTTCTGCTTCATCTATATCCCTTTGTATTAAGGCGGATAATTCCTCCCTAGTTAGTGGCTCTCCCTTCTCAGAAACCTTCTCACTATAATCACCTTCTAAATTCATTATTCACCACCTAATAGTTTAGCTCAGGGTAGAGTACACCTGTATACTCCTGACCCAATTCAGATTTTTTTTGACCAAATCTTGGCACACTTATAACAGCATATCTGGTAGCATCCATCAGGTCATCCCCATCTTTGACGATTTTACCATTTCTAGGATTCCTATGATACTTTCTATACTCGTCAAACCACTCATGAAAATGCTTAAACACCTTTAATCGTCCTTCTTGCATCCGAAGTTCTAATTCCATAATTCCCGGCTCAACAAAATTAGTGTCGTCAGGATTAGAAAAGGGTCTATACATATTAACTCCAGCGTCCACATAATAGCTTTTAAGGGTTTCACCAGAGCCTTTTTCACGATTTTCCCCATCATGGGGATATATTACCCTAATTTGTTTCTGTTTTTTATAAATTCTATGGGCGTGTTGAGGAGGAACCTCATTACTTGCCCGGAATCCGTCATATATATAGATAACATCCCTATCCACATCATGGGCAACGAACACACAGGCGAAGGGGTGTCGAATACCAAAATCACAGGCAGCTAGTAGTCTGAAATGGTTAGGTATCTCAAAAGGGTCTATTAGTAGTTCATCTTCTGGTGTTTTGAATACTTGGGTATCACCGAAGTTAGGGATACCTTGGGTTTTAGCGGATATTAGGTGTCTGGGGATGGCCTTTAGTAGTTGTTGCTTGGTTTTCTCATCTAAGTGGGGTGCTCTATCCCATCCTACGGTCATAACGAACTGGCCATCTGACCTCTTATTCAAGAGCATATCGACCAGTTCCGTTACGCCATTTTCAGGTGTAAACGTAAGCACCACAAAGCCCCCTTTATTCTTGTTCCCAGTTGCAGTTCTGGCAAGACATTCGGCATAGAACTTCATAGGGTCATAGCTAGGTTCCTCATCTATCATAATCCAATCTAGGGACATACCACGAATAATGGCCGGACCCTGTTCGTATGAACGGAAAAGTAGCTTACTATATCCGCCATTTTTGTGCTTAATATGAATCTCTTTCAGTAGGTTTTTAGTACCTGTGGATGTAATATATGGACCCAATTTCTCGGTAGGTATGAGTCCTTGACCCATAAACTTACCTTCCAACAGGTCAATTTCACCAATTAGCTTATATTGAAGCACATCCCTTATCTGGTCCCCGGTGATTCCACAGGCCATAGCGGTAATAGCACCGTCAAATCGGTATCCGTCATACCAATGGGGATAGTCCCCAGTTAGGTGATAGGAGAGCATAGAACAGGAAATCTCGGTTTTACCAACCCTATTAGCGGCAAAAAGTGCCAGTTGCTTGTTATCCTTAGTGGCTTCCACGAAATCAACCTGCCACTTATATGGGGCAAACCATTCAATAGAACGGTGTTTTTTGGCGGCCTTTAGTTCAGACTTGAGTTTTTCATACTTCTCAAGACCAAAACCCAACATTTCATCAGTATCATCAGGACCTTGGTTCATCTAATATCCTATATACCTTCTTAGCTTTCATCTTAAACAGGTATTTATATACGGTGGAGGAATTTATCCCCATTTGGAAGGCTATTTCCTTAGGTGGAACGTCCTGATTTACCAGTTGCTTGAACCTTTCAACGTCTATTTTTTCGTATCTGAATAGGTATGGCTTCTTACAATGAGGACATTTCATATTTCTCCTGTTTATCCTGACAATCTAGCCTTTCTTGACCTTCGTATCTATCACAGTAGGTCTTATCTATAAGGTGATGGTGGCCATGTCCATGATGGTGTCTACGTCTGGACCTACCCCAAAAGGGTCCATGACAACTTGTAACCAGTAACATAACAATACATAACTTAATCATCTAAACCTCCTATGCTTTCCCCTTTGGTTTTTCTCTCATGTGCAGTATTCCTGCTGGTCTGCCGGGTAGTGGCCTCCTATTTCCAGGTTCTGGCTCAGGACCCTGCTCTATAAGAGGTCCGTATGGTTTCGCCTCCTGTTTCGCCTCCTCCTCAGCCAGCCAATTCTTCATATACTGTTGAACAATATGCTCTATCTGGTTCTCAGGAGTACCCCTCTGCCGCAATAACTCCCTTGCCTTATTCATCCTTGTATAATTAGGGTCAAACTTAGGTATATCGTTTGGGTCCATATCTCCTCCTACTCGTCTATTAACTCCTCTATCTTATCTGATGGTACACCAATCTCTTTTAACTCATTAACAATTTCACTTCTGGTCCTCGGTTTAACCTCCAGCTTATGGGTCATTTCTATCTCAGACTTGGGATTCCACCTACCTCTAGTCCTTAAGAAGAAGATAATGGAGTTATTATCCCCATTCCTTATCTTTTCCATCAATTTACCAGTCACCATGGCAATACATTCAGCAGTTCCAGTTTCAATGTCCTGTCTATAGTGCTTCCACAGGGTAGGATTACTAATCCCCATACATTTAGCTATCTCATCATTAGGTATGCCGCCAATAACCAACATCCTTACCTTCAACCTAGTCCACTTAGTAGGATGATGCCCTGACATATTAAGCTGGGGAAATCTCGGAAGCTGTCGCTCAACCCTAGGTAGCTTCATATCTGGGTCATAGAACTGATTAACATACCTTGGGTCCTCAATATCCTTAACCAAATCATCTAAACTACCCATCTTAGCTTCGGTATCAATCACTATTCCAACATCCTGCTCTAGGGGAACATCCAATATATTAGCAATATGCTTATATTTGGTAATACATTCACCACTTATCAACTCTCCGTTACATACCTCACACCTCATAACTCGCTTCGCTCCCTCGGCTAAACCGAATAAATCTCCATTTTTTAGAACTTAAGTCGCTGTAAGTACCCGTTACCCCATATAGGGTATATCATAGCTTTTCCATCATAGTTCACCTATGAACTCCAATTCTTTATTTATAGACCATTCGCTAACATTGATTGTTTTTCTGCCTGAGTAAATAAACCATGAAGGCTCAACACCTGTAATTTTTGCTGTTATTAAAAAAAGTACGTCTGACTCTGGGAAATACCAAATCTGACCTTCCTTAATTTTCACTCCACAATCTCCCAAGTTGATATGTTATGATACCAATATCTTGTTGATATCTTTTGATACCAACTCACTCCTAAGTGCTTGCTTAGCTTCATCTGCGGTCATTCCATAACCTCCCAACCATTAGAACACTCATAATTAAGGTCAATCATCTGGGCATCTGGGTCATTTATATACTTCGCAACATAGGTATTACCATCTTCTTCCATGAAAACGTGCTTAGTCTTGGGGTCCCATACTTCCCTTCTAACCTTTAAACCACCAACTAGCTTATCTATAGCTTTAAGTTTGTTCATTAGTAGTTTCCTTATAGAAAGATTTATTGCAATCGCAGCATATTAGTTCAAAGGACTGGTCGGTGCTTCCATATAGGTCTATTTCTCCCGGCCTATGTAGATAAACCAGACAATGAAACCATCTTTTGGCATAACCTATAAACTTCATAATATTGGCCTCCATTAACAGATATTAGACTATAGACGGATTCTCCTTCTATTAGATTAGGGGAGGGCGGAAAAAATAGCAAGGGGAGTCAGAGCTTCGCCCGAATGAATCGGTAGTAGGAGAGGAGGGGGGTCAACTACTATTATAGGGTTTGCCCGGCTTCAGATGGAACTTGAGTCCCTTCCGTTGGGCGGGAGCCTTTTTGAAGGTGGGTAGGCGTTTTCCTAGCCCAGAATCCATCGTAATCCCTAGTAATATCAATGACTTAGCTAACTCTCCCTGCCCTGTCCGTCCCCTATGAGAATGATGATGGTGATTGGTGGAGTGAATGGATGTGCTGGGTGATTGAGGTGTGTGTGTGATTGGAGAGTGCCGATATGATACCTCCAATTCATTCTCCAAATCGCTGTCGGATGATGTGAGTGAGTGAGTGGATAGAAGGGAAGGCCGATTAACCTACTAAACCATTTCAACCTAGCTGAGGTAACAACTTACCTGCCTAAACGTGGAATACGTCCAATTAACTACGTCTAATAGGATTTATTAGGTGCTATTCCCTGTACCTTTTCTATCTATCTATTCACCAAGTGGTTTACCTAGTGTTCTCCTATGTGAAATCAATACCCATCTAATAGATGAATGGAATTAATCTGGCGGATTTACCCAGTCTTTTCTCATACTCACCTACCTATTTAATCATGCGTATCCTATCGGAATCAGGGCATAATCTAATTATATTTATTAATAGTATCCTAAGAGATATACATACTATGCAAATTAGTATCTAATGGACTCTGTTCTCGTTCTCACATTCAGCACTTCGATACCCCAGACAAAGGCGAAGCAAACAGGACCAAGAATCCTCCGGTAGGACCCAGACGTATTTGCCTTGGAACTAGGATGGTTTGTTAGCTAGGAATTGTTTGAGAGTAACGAGTAATAAAATACCTCCTCCAAATGTTAGTAAATCGGTAGGGACCAGACACCAGTTTGGTTCTTATCTGTGTACTAGCAATTTCGCTGGTTACAATTTTGGAGGTATTCAAATGGATTTATCAAATGTTGTTATGGTTGAGAGAAATGGTGTACGAGTTCCAGCTATCGAGTTCAAAGAAGGAGTCAGAGTCTACAGAGTGGTGGCGAGTGCTACCTCAGAGCATGAGCAGACACTAGAAAGGGAACTATCAGACAATGAAGGGAAGCCAATGACTCTGCCATTGATAGAGTTGTTCTGCTACTCGACTGGTTCAGTAGGGTTCGAGAATGTAGACGTTAAGGTGCAGTTAGATGGCCAGCTAGTAGTTGCTGGCACTCTACTGGGAACGCCTCTGACTATGGTTATGAGCATGAGCAGAGAACTGAAAGAGAAAAGAAAGTTCATCAAGAAACTAAACGCTGATTATTCAAAGTTCATTGATTAATGGCCGTAAGGTAGGGACCGACACCAGTCGGCTCCTATCCTAAGACCAGTAATTAAACAGGTCTAAAGTTTGGAGGTATTCAATGTCAAAGAGTTTACGCAATTTAAAGATGAATGATGAGGTCTATGCCCTAAGAAGAAAGGTAGTTGACCTAATCTATGAAGCCAAGAAAATGGTTCCCTTGCCTCGAATAGAGATAAAGGTAACTGAAGATGACCCAAAGATTCTGGGTCAAGCTGTCCTGAGTTCCAATAAGATTTGGATAAGCCAGAAGGTAGTAAAGAACTACGACCTTAGGTCAATAGTATGGCACGAATTGGTTCATGCGGTCCTAGGCGTGGGACATGATGAGAAATGCCCACTAATGGCCAGCACTTACAAAGGTAAGATGGAGCCTAAAGATGCTGACAGGTTATTAAAGTCATACTTTAGGGCCTACGGTGTGACTGATGCTGATGATGACGAATTAAGATTTGAATCAGAGAACTCCAGAGATTAATGGTTAATCGGTAGGGACCAGCTAACTAGCTGGCTCCTATCTATGAACTTTTAACTAACCAAGGAGATTTAAAATGAAGTATTGGGACCATGGTATTTACAAGAACACAAACGCCACTCTGCTATTTGATTCAAACACAGGCAAGGCAACCAGTTATCATGTCTGGAACCTGCTATTAAAGGACAAGAAAGGACGTTATCACCTAAACGAATACAAGTTTAGCAAGACCACCAGCAAGCATATCACCCAATTAAAGAACGTGATTTCTGGCCTAGGGATAAGCTGGATTCCTAGGGTTTCAGGTCTAAATATGACTGAGGAAATGATTAACAGTTAAGCGGTAGGGGTCAGCTAGTGCTGGCTCCTATCTCTGAACTACTAATTAAAGTGGTTTCAATTTGGAGGTATTAAATGAAATTTAACGAACTGGATTCTACGGTCAGGGAAAAGATTACTTTGGATTATCTTACGGGTTGGCTTGAAACTCATCCTAATGAACCATTATCAGCAAAGGAATTGCTTGATACTTTGGATAATGAAGTGGATGAGTACACACCTAACGGAAACTTGATGGCCTTTGATAACTGGTGTGTAGTATGCGGAAAAGGTATTTCAGAACTAGAAAAGACCTGCTCGGTTGAATGTTGGAATGATAACTATGATAGGCAGGAATCAGAGGCATATATCAGAGAAGTAACTGGGCATAGTAAATGCTTGACCTGTGGAGAAGAATTTTCTCATTTCGCTGGTCAGGACGTGGCCTATTGTTCAGAAGAATGTAATCCATCACTAAGTGGCTCTGCTGATGAAGATTGCGAGTAGTAGGGTATTGGTCAGCATTTGCTGGCCGATATTCTAAAACTGGTAATTTAACTGGTTTATTTGGAGGTATCTAATGTCAGAAGAAAGAGCATTGATTACTAGCTTATGCATACACTGTGGAAAGGATTTTCAAAGTCAATTAGGCGAAAAGGATTCATTTAGAAGTTTTGGTTTCTGTTCTGATAAATGCTGTGACGAAGGCTTTGAAGAACATTGGTCCTATACTGAAACAAGTTTTGATGATGAGGAGGCTTAGACTGTTGAAGGTTTGGGGTCAAGCATTGACCTCATTCCTTGAACTGGCAATAAAGCCATAACGAGGAGATTTAAAATGTTAATTGTAATAGCTACCATTGGCCTCTGGTTATTCCTTTGGTCCTTGGTGTTTCTTGGTGAGTTCTTGGATATACTTGATAGCTTGATTGATGACTTGATTTACACGATTAGGGGGGACAAATGAGCATAACAATAGAACTGGAATCTATGACCTTGGAATATGAAGTTGAATGGCAGATGCATGAGCATACGCCACAGATTACGGATACGACCTTGATTGATGTTAAAATGCCTAAGGGAGATAAGAGCGTATTCTCTGCGGCTTTCTTATCCCAGCTTGATAAGATGCTTAATTACTACATACCTGAGCAGATAGAGAAAGAGATTTATCCAGAGATATATCGGATAGAGTCTGTTAAGGGTGGTGATGATATGGATTACAAGGATGTAGATTAAATGAAAGGGGCCAGCTAAAAGTAAATAAAACTGGCCCCTAACATCAACTTTAACTCATTTCACAAGGAGCATTTCCTGTCAAAAGAAACACCTTCTTAATTCTAATTCATATATTCAATATTGTAAAACTTACAACTTACTCCCTCAACTTCACCCACCGATTTAATAGCTTTAATTTCCCAGAAATTAGAGTCATCTACACATATCGCTTCTGATATGGCATCCTCAATCACTTTAATCCTATTACTAATATCATATCTTTTAATTTCCCCTACCTTGGTGTAAACCTTGGATTCTGGTAAGCTGAATGTCAGCACCAGGCCAACTTTATTCCATGTCTTGACCATCTTCTTAACTCTATTCACCGTTTGGTAATTTATTACCGCCCACTCCTCAAACTTTTTTGCAAAATCCTTGTATAGTTTATTTCTACACCTACCGCCATTTGGAAGTGGCATATAACAGTTGTTTACGGATGGTGGAACAGGCATACCGAGAAATAAGTCTGTTTGGTCTATGATAGTGGCAAGGGTATCCATTTTAAACGCTCCTAATGGCCTCTAATGAGGTCTAGTTGTATATACTAGGATTCTAATTGACAAGATTAAAATGTCCATGCTTATATTTCAGTAATTGGGATTTGGACCGTTAAAAGCCATAATGGAATACATGGACAATGGACCTCCAGTCATCCGTAAAGTGCCAGCGAAGTAAAACTCCTGATGGAGCAGTAGATTGGTACAGATGAGAGTCAATGACTACTAGGTAAACGTGCGGAGATAGTACCTAGCGGAAGGCCAATACCCCAAGGATAAATAGCCACCGAGAAACTGAGAGAAGTATCGGTAACGCCATCAAGCTAAGGTTGGGATAACCTCCCTCCTAGCTGTAGCTTTCCTAAAAATACCCATATAAATCTATTCCAGCGAGCCTTACGAAGTGCGGTTGATGTTCAATCATATCTCACCGTCCCCAGAAGAAATCCCTTGGCTCGCTACCATTTCCCCTGTATCCTCTTAGGCTAATAAAGGTAAACTACTATGACTAAAATGAACTGGAGTAAGAAACCAATCTATGAACATAGAATCCCAGTTAGACGAAAACCAATGAGTAATAAGCAGATGGTTTGTCTAAAAAGGATTAAACTTAAACAACAGGACCCAAGTTATGAATTGAATGACTGGGAAAAGAAATTCCTGTTAAGTATTGATAAGCAAAAGGAGAGGTACATCAATGGATGATGAGAAATTGCCTAAGATTATTTACTTGCCCCTAATGGGTACTCCTCATAGTGGTAACATATATGAGAAGGACACCAGGCCACCTATTAAGATAAGAAAAGATAAGTTATATAATCCTAGACGAAAAAAGAAAAAGCCTTGATAATCTAGTGGTGAGAACTACTGAATACATCATTATTGCCTTAACATATCTAATCTTAATTATAATCGGGTATCTATATCTTGAATCAATCAAATAATATTTTTGACAGTTATAAACATTCAATTTTTGAGGGGGTGATTTTCTTGGCTAAAACTATTAAGAAAGGCGGAACTGGTAAAGGTGGTAAACCTAAGTCCTGCTAATTAAAAACCAATAGGGAACCAGTCTATTTTAATTACTGTAACGGGTATGGAGGATTCAAGTAGACTGGCCCCTAAAGGTTCCTCGTCCATCCTTGGACAATCGGTCCGTACTTTCATTATATAAAATAAATTAATAAATAAATCTAAAATATGTTGACTCCTTATTTATCTAGGAGGATACTGTATCCAACAAACAACAAGGAGATTCTAATGTCCACTTATGAATTTAAAACTCAAGACGTGAAGGGTAAGCCCTATGTAATGGTAAACGAACGAATCAAGTTTTTTAGAGAATGTCCAAAGTACGCTGGTTGGTCTATTGAGGTAGGTATTGAGAAGCTGGAACTTGGTACTGATAATGACCAAGTAATGATGATTGCTCTGGTTAAGGACCATGCTGGTAGAGTAATGACAACTGGTAGAGCGTGGGAAGTAAGGGATTCCAGCTTTATTAATAAGACTAGCTTTATTGAGAACTGTGAAACCTCAGCCGTAGGCAGAGCACTAGGCTTTCTAGGTATTGGCGTAGACACCTCAATAGCTACCTTTGAGGAAGTTGCTGTAGCTGTGGCCGCTCAAAACTCAATATCACCTGCTCCAGTTAAGGTTGAAGCTCTACCAGTACCAGCTAAACCAGTAATCGAGAAAACTGAGGTAGTTAAGATTCCACAAAAGACTGTTATTTCAAATAATAAACCAGAAGATGATGATGCATTTGACGGATTTATCCAATCAATGAAGGAACAGGCCCTATCCTACGAGGGTACAGTCATTCCTTTCGGTAAGTACAAAGGTAAACCTGTTGGCTCGGTTCCAAGGAAGGAATTAGCTGACTGGTATAAATGGTTGACCAGCACAGATTTCAAGAAGGAACCATTTGCCTATGTATGTGAAGCTATCGAGTTCGTTATAGCTGAGAAAAAGGCAGGAAAATGAGCACTATACTACTGAGTATTATAATTGAACTTAACAACTGTATGGGGGGACTGGTTACTCTGGTCCCTACCACTACTCAACAAAAAATGGAAATCTGTTTAAAAATAATTGGAGATAAAAATGACTAGATATTTTGAAATCAATCACGTTCAAGGTTCACCAGAATGGATTAAATGGCGTAAGGAAGGAATAGGGGCAAGTGATGTTGCCGCCATTCTCGGAGTATCACCTTATATTACAGCTTATAAGCTATATAAGATTAAGAAGAACCTATGCCCAGACTATGAGATAAGCGAGTTTGCTAAGATAGCTGGGGCAACTGCTGAGGATGATTCCAGACAGGCTTATAATGAGATTAGCGGTAAGGTATTCATGCCTAAGTGCTTCGAGTTTGTAGGCGAGCCTCGTTTTAAATGTAGCCTAGATGGATGGGATAATGGAGAGATATTGGAGGCCAAATTCGTAGGCTCTGAATACCTAAAAGAGATTCTGGATGGTAAGCCAGTTAGACAGGACCACTATGCTCAACTTCAATGGCAAATGTTTATAACTGGGTCCCCTCATGTGAATTACTTCATCATAGATAAGCAGAACAATAAGGTTTATACCAAAGTCTTAAAGGATGATAGTTATATTGAGGTAATAGTTCAGAAAGTTAAGGATTTTCTCACTAGGATGGACACAAATTGTCCACCTGATGTGTCTGAGGATGATTATTTAGAGGCCCCAGAACTAATAGCTATAAGACTTACTACCCTAGCTAGACTGAAGGAAGAACTAGATAGGACCCAGAAGTTATTTGACTCCTTAAAGTACAGCCTACTGCCTGACCTTACCCATAACAAGTATGAAGTATCTCAGGAAGGAATCAAGTTCTATAAGAATGGAAAGAACTGGACTCTTAAAGTTAAGAGTAAGGAGGAATCATGTTAGAAGGTAAGGACGAAAAGGAATATAGGAAAAGGTTTGCCAGAAGGCTTCGAGCACTTAGAGAGATTACTGGCTATAACCAGACTGAATTTGCTAGGGAACTACAGATAGGTAGAGTCAGTCTTAATAGATATGAACTGGGGGTGCAAATCCCCTCAGTTAATTCCCTGTGGTTTATTTGCAGGGTTCTAGGAATATCTATAGATGATTTTTTAGAAGGAGTGTTAAAATAATGATATGGGTGATGTTATTAATCATATCAGTAGGCATAGTCATTCTTATTTTTGAGGAAGATGAAAGATGATAACTAAAATGTTGCAGATTGGAGAGAGGATTGGAGAGTATCTACTTAGCAAGAAATCCATCAGGAAGGGTTTCTTCTGGTGTCTTGAGCACATTAAAACTAAGTTAAAGTATTCTATCCTACACGACCCTACCTTCATTACTTTTGGTTATGAGTTCTTTAACCATGACCCAAAGTCTGATGGGGCCATAGTATTCCTTAAAAGAAGGTGGTCATTAGGCTGGCTCCTATCTCCAAAAGGTTGGAGCCATGTTGCCGTATGGGACTATAGTTCCCAGACCTTTAAGGATTCCTATTTCATGTCTAATAGGTCTGTTCCATTTGTAGTCATGCTCAGAGAGTATAATGAGATACTGGTATATCGTACCAAGGAAGGGTTCTCAGCCAAGTTTATTAGTGCTATGACCTTGAATAAGCTGGGTAGATTGTATTGTACTGGACTACTTGAATGTGCCAATACATTCATCTATCCAACTATATTTGATTTTGGTCCTCTAACTAATCCAAGTCCTTGGAGTCTTATCAAGAAGATTAATAAGAGAAGATTCCCTACTTTCCATATGAGATTTATGAAAAGTTAAACTCATCATTCATAAGCCTGAACCCAGCAGCAGAATCGCTTGTAAGCCACTCTGATGTAGATTCCTCATCCCATCTATTTCCAGACTTACTTGATGACCTAGTATCATAGATAGAGCCTTTTAACCTTTTCTTCCTCTTTTCTTCTTCTTCCTCATCAGCTTTCTTTTTCTTCTCTATCATTTCTTTTAGGCCTGGAATTTCTACATCCTTAGCAGCTTCCAGTATATCCTTAATCTCTTTTGAGTCTGGGTCATCTGCAAGGAATTTAGGCATAGTTAAGACTGTTCTAGGTGATTGTAGACCAAACTGGTCCCAGTATCCTGGCCCACCTAACCTGCTTACTTTCTCACCCCAGCCACTCATTGATAGCATATCAGTTGGAGCACCTGTCATAGAGCCAGCCGTAGTCCTTAGTTTCCAGTTTAAGGAGCCGGGAACAATCAAAGAAACTGCTCTCTCAAGATAGTTAGGACTTTCTGCCATCTGGGATGCCTTCTTCATTACACCAACATCCAGAACATTTTTAGCAGTTATAAGTTTAGATATATCTTCAGCTTCACCCTTGAAGTCAAAATTATGTATCTGTTGATTAGTAATGCCCAAACTTCCACCGGGAGCCGAGGCTATCTTAGCTTGTTCCGCAGTATTTAAAAATTCTTCCTTAACAACTTTTCTTAGTTTGTCCAATGCCTGAAAGTCATCATGTTTTGGTGATAAAGGGTCAGCGTATTTTTTAGTCTTAGCATCTAATTGCTGTCTAAATTCTCTTAGACCTTGGGCCGTAAGTTCATTCTCTTTTAAAATAGGATTAAACCAAATTTTAGGATGTTTTCCTGTTTGAGGAGTACCTATATAATTATTTAATTCTGCTTCAATCTTGGTCATTTCTGCTTGGTCAGATACAAATGCTCTCGCTTTATCTCTTAATTGGCTCAATGGAACGGCCCCAAATAAGTTATTAACTGGGTCCAATGCCTCCATGGCCCTATCATATTCATTATTTTTCTTAGTAAGTTTTTCATCTATTTTAAATAGACCCTTGTCTATAGTCATGTTGCTGACTTTTTCTTTTTTAAGGGTATCCATTAATGCCTGTAAATCACCATCAGCGTCCATTCTCTGTATAGTTTCTTGAGAGAACCCAAAGTTCTTCTCTAGTGCCTTATACATTTTAGCTTTATACTTAGTCAGAACATTTTCCGTCATAGCAGGATTCAATGCTCTGGTTCCATAACCTGTTATCAATCCAGTACCAGAAGCAATTACAGCAGATTGTTCAGCTTCCTTGTAAGCATCTTTCAATACATCCAAAGGGTCATCTAGTAAGTTGCTTTCACTTCTCCCCATACCTCTTACAAACCCTTGAGGAAAAGCATTTACCAAACCACCAGCAGACTCTGATGCCATATTAGCTAGTCTATTCTTATTAACGAGTCCAGTTACGCTAGGTAGTTTATTTAATACTGGAGTCTTTTCTATTACATTAAGTGCGGTCTTTCCTGCAAACTTAGATATGTCTACACCCGGAAGTTTAGGACCCGGAAGAACCATTTCAGCCGTTGTACCTACTCCTTGCATAATCTTACTGGACTTGGGATATAGGAATTGTCCCAATTCTCGTTTAACGGCACTATCTTCTTGAAGTGTTTTATATCTGTTTAGGAAATCTGAACCTGCTTCTGGTAAGCCTGAATACTTTTTCTTACCAGTTAGAGCATCAGCCGCTACTCCATATCCTGCCCCTAGACCTGATTGAATCTCATCTGCCCAAGGAGAAGTACCTTGAAATCCGGGGGTCATTAGACTTCCAGAGCCTTCATGTCCCTTATCCCAATACTCCTTGGACATTTCATCATATAGCTTCCATTGGGGATTTCCCTGCTTTTTGAGTTCAGCAGCAGCTACAGTTAGTTGCTTCCACTTCTCAATATCAAAGTTATCCTCACCACCATACTCATAGAGGCTTTGGTCTTGATATATACTTTCTGGCATATTTATCTCCTATAATCCTAGACCTTTTCTAAAGTCATCATAGACACCTTCAAAACCTTTTCTCTTTTTTGGCTCTTTTTTGCGAGGTGGTGAAGTTCCTCCTCCATCCTCAGCATCATCCACACCTTCTACATCAGGTCCACTCATTATCTTAGATTTATATAATGGGTTTCCATTCTCATCCTTAGGCAACCATTCCTTAGCAGTTATAATCCTGTTCTGTTCGTATGCCAGTCTAGGATTGCTCTGCCATGTGGCCCTATGCTGACCCAAAGTATGGTCATACTCATTTCTAACTGAAGCAGTTCCGGCATGAGCAGCATCAGCTAGTTCTGCTCTATCTCTCTTAGTTAGTAGTTGCCCTGTATTTAGTTTCTGGAATATCCTCATTACTCCATCAGGAACATTCTCATTGTCTTGGTTCTGTCTTAACCAACCTAATGCTGAGGTAGCAAAGTCAACCTCACCCTCTCTTACTGCCGTTCCTGGGTCCAAAGACTTGATGAATCCGTAGACAGCACTCACATCACCCATCCCTGTTCGTGGAGAGTTTACAATCTTAGTAAATGCCTTACCAGCTTCGTTGTATGATTTGAATTGGTCGGAGTCTGTCCACCACTTGTTGAATCCATCAACGTGCTTCGCCCATTCTAATGGGTCCTCCTCTTTAGTTTTGCCTTGCTTAGACTTCCTAGCTTGTTCCATATACCAGTCAGCCTGTGCTTCATTATTTCTAATAGTAGACGGAAGGGTGTTGTAATCCTTCCACATTTCCCTATCATGTCCGTACTTGGTAAGAGCATTGGAATCAGCCCTATAAAGAGCAGCGTTGTTTGAATCAAACCTTGCTCGTTCTTCCTCTGTTGCAAATTGCAAGTCTTTCTGACCTCTATCCCACTTGAGAAGATTGTTCTTGAATTGTTCTGCTGTGAACTCTTGACCAAGTTTCCACCTGTCCATCTTCATTTGGTCGAATCTATGAGTTTCGTCCATATTCAGACCAGTTCTTAAGCGTTTCTCAGCTAAGAAATCAAACTCATTCTTCTGACCTGCTTTCCATTTATCTAGTTCACGTCCGTACTGGTTATCCTTAAATACTTCCTTATTCTTCCATTTATCTATCTCTTGGTCGGATACCTTACCTTTCATCAGGGTATCAAACTTATCTTGCTCAAGAGTCAGTTCCCTATAATCCTTTTCAGTAGCATATCCAGTCTTATACTTATCGAGAGCATCCTTAAAGGTCTGGGACTTCCCAGCTAGGTTACTCTCCCAGCGTTTAAGGTTATTCTCTTGAAACTTAGTCTTGGCCAGAGCATTGAACTTAGCTTGCTCGGACTTCATATCCTGATAGTCTTTCTCAGTAGCATATCCGGCATTGTACTTAGCTAATAGATTCTTATATCTTTCCGACTGAACAACACCCTCAGCACTATAGCCAGCTAATCTAGTCTTTTGAAAGTCAGCTTCCTGAGCAGCATTTAATCTCTGTTGCTCCATCTTGAACTGGGTGAAGTCCTTGTGTCCTTCATATCCTGCCTTATATCTAGCAAGTTCATCCCTATATTTCTCACCAGTTAATCCTGATTTCTTTGCCCATCTATCGAACATCATCCTATCTTGTTGTTCTTGAATCTGGGCCACATCCTTAACGGTTTCATTAGCCAGTCTAGTCTTTTCTCTCTGGTTGGATATATCAACATTTTTGGCGTTAATATCAGTTTTCTGAGCATCTTGGCTTGCATCAGTATATTGCTTAAGAGCATCCATTTGGAGTCTGTCACCCTCAAGTGCCAACCTACCTAGTCCTAGACGTTCTCCTACTCTGGTCTTATAAACATCAGTACCAAGTCTTGCTCCTTCTACTAGATAGTTTAGGTCCTGTTGTCTAAGACTTACGTTTTGTTGTGAGGCCATATTAGCTATATTGGCCTTAAGAGTCTGTTCCTTAATTCCCATATCTTGAGTAGCTATATTTCTGGCATGAACCGCTTGTTTACGAGTATCCTCAGTATCCTGATACTCTTTTTGCCTTTTAACTTCATTTTGAAGTGCTTGCTCTGCCCTTCCTTCAAACTTTCCACCCATTAGAACATTACCAAAATCACCCATTCCTGCTCTCCAAGCAGCATGAGGGTCATTTACAAACTCTCTTGGTACATACTTTTCATTACCAGTAGTATTCTTCCATTTCATTAAATCGGTAAAATCCACTCCTCCTTGAGGACCCGGCTTACCTAGTTCTGGTGGCCTTTCTATCTCTGCCTTATTAAGTTCAGAGAATTTATCAAATCGTTCAACAGCACCCATTCTTCCAACAGAATCAGGTGTTTGATACTTCTCAAAGTCTGTACTTCTAGCGGTAACTTCAGGTGCATTTTCTATGTCATATATGTCAGGTCTTTCCTCACCATACTGAGTAGGGGCCTCAATCTTTTCTCCCCTTTCAATAGGAGGTAGTTCTCGTTCACCATAAACATCAGGTACAGGTTCACCATATCTTGTAGCAGTATCTACTATATCTGGAGCAGTAAACTCTGGTGCTTCTGAATATCCATAACCTTCTGGTAACGGCTGTCCATACCTATCAAACCGTTGAACAGGTTCTGGCTGCCATTTTCCGGGTGCTTCGTCTATTGGTTTTTGGTTAGGTAACGGTTCTTTATATCGACCTATATCTTCTATTTGTTGTCTAGGTGTTAGTGTAGGTGCTTCCTCTCTCTTATACATATCCGGCAAATTGCCATATTTAAACTTAGAACTATCTGTACCCATCATAGAAGGGTCATGCAAGTCAGGTCTTGGAGGACGCTGGCTTAGTATATCCCTTGGAGTAAACCTAGGTTGTAGGTCTGCTAGTGGTGGAGGCTCAAGTGGAGGTGGAGGAGGAGCAGGTGCTCCGGGTTGTGCTCCTACTGGTGCTGGTTCAGGTTCAGGCTCTGGCTCATATGGTGGAGCAGGTTGGCCTGGAGTCATATTAGGTTCTGGTTTAAGCGGAATCTTATTCGGGTCTATGTTGTATCCACCTAGACCTTTCATATAATTATCAATCGCAGTTGCTATATCGGCAGCTTTATTAAAATCTCCGTTTGCCTTGGCAGCATCAGCATCAGCTTGAAGTTTCTTTAAGTAATCTTCTCCACCACCGGGAGGTATGCTTCCTATACCAAGTCCAGCAGGTCCTAGAGGTCCAGTAGGTCCTCCGGGTCCAACAGGACCAGTTGGGCCAGTTGGTCCAGTAGGTCCAGCAGTAGGTCCTCCCGGTATTCTGCCCGGAGGAACTTTAACAGTAGGTATCTTAGGTCCGCCGGGTCCTGTAGGTCCGATAGGTCCAGTAGGTCCACCGGGTCCCCTTGGTCCGGGTACTCCCTTAATTCCGGGCGTAGGCTTTGGAAATGGAGGTGCAGGTTCAGCAGGTGCTATCGGAGGTCTAGGTGGTATTGGTCTAGGCGGCTTAGGCTTAGGCATAGGAGGTATCGGTTCAGGTACTCTATTTGGAGGTACTGGCTCTGGAGGATAAGGTGAAGGTCTAGGGTCTAAAGGTCCAGGCCTCGGTGGTCCACTTGGAGGTTTAACTTTAGGTATAGGTATAGGTTTAGGTTTAAATCCGGGTTTAGGTGGTTCATATCCGGGTCCGGGCGGTCTAGGGTCTAGTGGTCCTGGCCTATTGCTCGGTCCGGGTAACATAGGTTTACCAGAAGGGGCAGGAACTGGTTGAGGTTTAATAGGTGCTTTAGGTCCTACTGGTGTTTTAGGAGGAACTGGAACCTTAACTGGCGGCTGTAATGGACTTCCGGGCTTAGGAGGTATTGGTTTTAATGGTCCACCACCACCTTTAATCCCACCACCAATAGGTGCAGGAGTAATAGGCGGATAAGCATCATCAGGAATAGGTGGTATAACTATTTCTCTAGGGTCATATGGGTCTTGCTCAATTTTAGAAGTGTTGCCACCGCTAGGACTTATAGGGCCAGGAACATTACCCTTCTCCATTCTTCTTCTATATTCAAGTATTGTTTCACCGGGCAATACTCCATATCCTTGAGCATCCCCTGAAATAGTAGAAGTCTTATAAGGAGCGAGAGGGTCATTCTGTTCACCAATTAATGATTGATACTTTCCTTCAATATCACCTTTTAGTTTTCGGTATCTGTCTACGATATTATTGGCCTGGCCTTCCTTAGAACTTCTATCTAAGAACTGGTCAGCACTAGCTATCTGACTCTGATAATATGCTCTCTCTCCTCTCATTTCTGGAGGAATTATAGAAAGAAGTTCCTGTGCCTTCTTCTTCTGGTTAAGTAATCTCATCCTGTGGTCAACGACCTGAGGATTAAGGTCGTGTCCTAGAGTTTCGTCATCAGGATTCCTAACATCAAAGTTTGGGTCTTGATATTCAGGAACTATAGGCTGATAGGTTCTTTCCCTTACACGTCCACCGGGGCCGACTCCTCTAAGTCCACCACGTCCTGCTGGTCCTCTCCTTAATCCCCTATATAAATTGTTATATGCCATTAACTACTCCTAAATTAAGCCATACCTTGTTGATTCATCTGCTGGTTACCTGTTCCATACATATTCTGATATTGTGAACCTAAGTTAGATAATCCATAGTTCAACATGGCCATATTTTGTTGTGCTCCACTAGGACCGTAGCCACCGCTTTGCATGATTGGTTGTCCTAATCCTTGCTGGAACATTTGATGTGCTTCCCAAGGTGACATTCTCTGCTGGTGTCCCAAGGCCAGTTGCTGGGCTATATTGTTTCCTCCTACTTGGTATCCTTGCATTTGCATACCTGTTCCTTGTTGGAGCATACCCATTCCCATCTGTCCTTGTTGGCCATACCATCCTTGGTTCATTTGTGCTTGTGAAGCTGCTCTCTGTGCTTCAGTTCCATATGCCTGATTCCACGCCTGACCTCTTAACTGGGCGGCTATATTCTGACTGGACTCTAGTGCTCCTCTACCTAAAATAGCTTCCATCTGATGACCTCTGGAGCCTCCGGCAGTTCCTCTGGCAGCACCTTGAAGTGATGTTCCTTTCAGTCCTTCTTCTCTAAACTGTCTATATTGACCACTTGTAGCGGCATCAATCTGTTGTTGTAAAAGTTGATTATTTATAGACCTGTCAATATTTGTATAGTCCATCCTTATTTGCTCAGGACCCCTGCTCATAAAATCTTGCATACCCTGCATACCCATTGAAGATAACTGACCACCTTGCTGACCTAGTTGATTAGCTAGTTGGTCACCTGCTCCACCTGCTCCATAGAAGGCCTGTCCTCTGGCATATCCAGCTTCCTCATATGGAGATAGGTTTTTAGTCTGGTCATATAGTCTTTGGGCCTCAGCATACTGTTGTCGGAGATAAGGCTCCTGAATATCAAGCAGCTTCTCGGTAGGATTCCATTCCTTTTCCGTACCACCCAAATATCCCTTACTTCCAGCATAATAACCAAGTCCAGCACCTACTACTGCACCGGGAATACCACCGACCATCATACCGGCCATAGCCCCTGTACCCATTCCTGCCATACCTGCTTGTGAACTACCTGTTGCCATATTTTCCCCCTATCCTACTTTAACCCATTTTGTTCCATCATATAACCATAGACCCTTCCCATCACCTTCTGATTGAGTTGGTATTGGGTCTGCTGTAGGGTCAAAACCTGGATTCCAACCTTTAAATACACCATTAACATTATCTACTGAGGTCCATCCGCTTGCGTACATTTGCTTACCTTCGTCTGGATTCTTAGGTTCTTCTGAAATAATATTAAATTGAGGTTCTACGGTTCCATTAACTACGTCTATAATTTGTCTAAGCATATCCTCGACATATCTCTTTAATCCTACTATATCACTGGCCTGTGATGGAGAAAAAATAACCCTTCTTCTCATCTTCTACCTCTCGTTTCTACATTAAACTCAAATCCGTTAATGGTAAAAAAACCATCAGTTATCTGTTCCATTTTATAACTTAAATACCTTCCTGAGAATCTGGTATCTATTTTCCATATAGGCCATTCCAAATCTGCTACAAACACCTGCATTTCCTTTGTAGGAGTATGGCTCTCAAAAGAAATCTGAACGCTTAACTTAACCATCCCACCACCTCTTATAAATGGTAGAATCTGACCTACGAATTTTATCGGATAAGAACTATCATTGAAGAACTCTGTTAAGTCTATTCTATCCCTAGAAAACCAAGCAAGATAAGGCTTGCCGTCTGCTGTCGAGCCTATATCACCTATAAAAACCTTATCATCTGTGCAGATATACAGAAATATATTATCAAATGTTGTTTTTTCATAAGCTGCCCAAGTCTTCTTTGTAGTATCCCACTTTTCAGTAGATTCATCATAAGATATATAATCTATAGGAAGAAAACCAACTACTATCTGATTACAGTTAGGAGGTATCTCTATAATACTCCATTGATTAGATACATAGTTATAGATAAAAGCCTTAGTCTTATAGTAAATAAAAATTTCTTCATTATTTGGGTGCTTAAAACATTTAACCAAGGTGAAGTCATCAACCGTATCGGTATATCTATTTAATATCCTGTTCTTTGAAATTGAGTTAGCTGAGTTACCATCATGGATATAAATGTCATCCGCATCAGCAACCAGATGAGCATTTACTAATTGAGCAACAGAATCTGGACTGGCACAACCCTTTCCTGATATTATCTTCTGAACTTGAAAAACGTAGTTATCACCAGTAAACGCAAGACCATATATATTCTTTTTAGTATAAACAATCAGCCTATCATTCAGAGGCTCAACTCTTAATATCTCATCATTATCATCAGGTAGATTAATCCATCCAGCTAGATATTGAGGGTCGTTATCTATCCAAACAGGGTCATTGGTAGGACTTGTAGGTGCTTCTACAACATGGGACCATCTAATCCTATTTCCGTATATGACTCCATTCTCCTCAGTATTATTCAACATCAAATAAAAGTTTTTAAAGTAAGCGAATATCTTGGTGCTAAATCCTACTGTCCAATTTTCTAAAGGTCTAAGTGTTGGAGCACCAACATCAAGAATTAATGGATTACCTTTTTGATAATTAATTATTATTGAGCCATTTGCCTCTGCCCATTGAACGTCCAATTCAGGTGCTGAGTAAGCTATCTCAGAAGTAGCGGCAGGGTAAACATCAATTAAACCAGAAGCTGTTTGTTTTATAAATTGAAGTTCAGAATCATCATCATATCTAAATACAAATATATTAGCTTTTTCCCTTGTATTATTTACAGGGATGGATTTTAAAAGTTGATGTGCCTCAGGTCTAACCAATCCTGTGAAATCTAGTTGAGGAAATTTAGTATATCCGGGGCTTGAAGTTAATTTACGATTAACAAATCTAGTGTTCATACAGTCGCTGATTTGATTGGATTCTAATTGATAATCAATCTCATCAGTTATGAGTCCCAGACCAGCAAATTCTTTTAATACTACACTTGGCATTAGTTTATCCTAGTAAAATAATTTACAACATATGATTTAGGCCTTGTTTCACTTGTTGATGTATCAGGTAGTTCATATTTAAAAGTAATATCATAAGTGTGATGGTGAGGTCCGGCATTATAGGTTTCTTTTCCAGAATATTTTCCAGCATCGAATCCATATCTATTGTCATCTGATTCTTGTGATTCGGCATATAGGATAAATCCAATTTGTTTGTTCCCGTGTTTTAAATAGTGTTCTGCTGTATATGGTCCATAGCTGGCAGTTACATGGCCATCACCACTAGGATAGTTTTGCGAATGATTATGGGTTGCCGAGGTTTGAACATAACTATCTAATTGGCTGGCATCAAATGAGGCCGAGATGGTTGTTATCTTTGGATAACTGACACTATCATAAGCAGTTAATTTAGTATAATTAGTTGTTCCTACTTGAACACCATCCAAATCAGCTAGAAATAATCCGCTTTTTTCGGTAAAGTTAGGTAGCGAAGTTTCGCTAAACAGGGTCGCATAAGTAGAGCCACCAACTTGTTGACCATCCATTCTAGCAAAAAACTTAGCACTAGATGGTACTGGGGGTGTTCCTGTATATGTTATTCCATAATGCTCATTAAGTTGCCTCTCAGTTAAAATGCTCTCAAATATAACTCCGAACGGAGGTAACTCCGCCTGAGGCTTTATAACTTTAGTTACGAGGTCTACATAGAAAGGAAGGTTACCCTGTGTTGTAGGTATAACAGGAACATAAACTACCTCATCTTTATCTTCCTCTGGGTCATAATCCTGAGTTTTTCCAGTTATCTGATTTTGAAGATTATTAAGTTCTGTTGCTGTATAAGGAACACCCATCTTAATAGATTGACCAGTTGGAGATACAAAATTAGGAAAAGTATTTAATACGGCCCCTTTAACCAACCTCATATGGTCATCACCCTGGCCCAATATCTCAGAGCCTAGAGGGTCAGTCAGAGATAAATCATAGATAAATTCTGTGGGTTCTAATGCCATTAGTTTATCCTCATATACGGATATAAGTTATATGTAGCTGGTCTTATCTTCTGCTCAAGTGTAGTTGGCTTTGTAATACTTAGTTCTGCTATAGGAGTATTAACTTTAGCAAAGGTGTGAACGTGTCCATCAGCCGAAATAGCTGTGGTAGGTGAGCCTGATTGAGATAATTCAGATATTTGGTCTTGGCCATCCATAACTCCGGGACCTATTGGGGCAGCATTTCTTGATGTTCCGGCAAAACCAGCATGATGTTTATGAATGTTTCCTGTTGCTGTAGTAGATTGAACTATATCTGCCTCTGTGGTATATATTTTTAGTGAAGTAGCATCCAATTTAATAGATTCATCAGAATTACTATTTGAACTTAGTGAACCTCGTAAATATCTATTTCTTAAATCAGGAACTGTAAGAGTATTAAAAGCTGGACCTAATAACCTGTTAATCGTCTTTCCTGTTATTTGAGTATTATTATTTCCATTTAGTTGGATATAGGTATCTGGATAGAAGGAGTCTAATTGTGATTGAGTCAATCTAAACCATAAAACAGCAAAGAACATAGACCTAGGTGCTCTAGCATAGACAACCTTATCCTTTGTAACTGCCAATATATTCTTTATGGTTCCAGTAGTAGGACCTTTGTAAATTAAATCAGTTTCATTAGCAGTTATAAACTTATGCATACCATACAAATCGGTAACAGAATAAGTTATGGCCTCTCCATCACCCAAATCATTATGAAAATTTGGAAAGGTTTCTCTTAAAGAATTTTTTATCTCACGAATATAATCATCAGCTTTATATAGCTGTTCATTGTCTGTTAAATCATCAGAGTGAGGTGGAACCAAAGGATTTAGTTGTTTAATGAACATTATTTAGTCCTTATATAATAAACTACCGTATAAGATTTTGGTCTTGTTTCAGTTGCTCCTCCAGCAACTACTACATTTGCATATATCTTAGTATCATCTAGTTTTATAACGTGAGCATGGGGAAATCCACTTAGAGTTCCAACTTGGTAAAGACCCATAAGCCAAGTTGAAGGAGCATTGTTTCCTGTTACTTCAAATGCTGTTTGTGAATGTGCTCCTCCTCCGCCCATCTGACCTCCATCTTTACTTAGAGTAAAGTAATAAGATGGTGCATAACCTGCCCCTTGTAGATAAGATACTCCCTCCCAAGGCCTCCAGTTTCTTTCATGGATGACATTGGTCCAGTACCTATTATCTTGAGCAGGACCATAAGAGCCAACTTGATTATGGTTATGCTGTGCTCCTCCACTAAGAGAGGTAAGACCTGTTATTTTACCGGGTTTTATTGACCAGTCTGTTACATTTACTACGGCTGTCTGTTCTTCTTTTATCTTATCTTCTGTAGGGGCCATCCTCACATATCTATCATCTGATATTTTAGGAGCAGTAAATATTTCTTCACCAGTTATGATATTTATGGCCTCATCCGTAACTGTTGTAGCACCATCACATTTAACGAACCATTTACCGTATAGTGCTTCAAAACTCTGCTCTCCACCTGAAAAACTAAATGTTGGAACTATAGTCCCTACTGGTGGAAGTTCATCTTCAGATATTATAGTTCCATTTGGTTGAACCTTTAGAATCTTATCCTGTTCATCAGCATCATGTTGTTTCCAGATAAGACCCTTTTTATCATCACCACCTAGGTACTGGTCCATTATATTAAGTTCTTCACTTGAATAATCTATTGCCTTATCAAATTCAGGGAATGTACCTAATAGACCTTTCTTTATATTTCTTAAATGGTCATCACCTTCGTGGGCATAATCATATGCGTTCGGAAGGTATGGCTTGTAATCTCCTATATATTCTACAAACTCTATCGCCATTTCATTTCCCTTGCGGAGGACCCGGTGGTAAATTTCTAACTCTCAGTTGCTCAATAAGGTCTGTATCTCTACCTCTCCGTTTAAAGAACTCTGCCTCTTTCCTATAATCAATTTCTATAGCTGTATTAAGTGCTCTCATGGTCTTGAAATATAGTAGATAAGTACAGGCCATAATATCGTAGGCATCATTTCTTGGGTATCTAGCTATCCTAGCACATAGATGAGCGTTTAAATGCCTAACGGCTGCCGGATGAGTTTCACGATTAAGATATGGTAAGCTATCAATGAAGTTTTTGGTCCCAAAATAGTCTTGTAATTCCTTATCTAGGAAATCAAGTCCTGCGGCCACTACCCAGAAATGTATCCATATCTTTTTAGACCATACAATCTCATCATATAAATCAAATTCAGGCTTAATCGCTTTTACAATATCTTCAAATTTTGAAGTATCACTTAGCTTAAACCTTTCGAGTAAACTTCTATTTAGACCTCCATAGAAAGAATGTCGGTAGTTATTAAAAACAGGAGCAATAAACAAGTGAATAGAATCTAGGTCAGAATGGCAACGATTTAAGGTATCATCACAGGAAGATTCATATATATCATCCGTAAGGATTACGATTCTATCAGTAGGATAAACACCTGCTATTATATCTCTAGCTATTCTCTTAACGTGTCCATCATCTACAACCGTAGGTTCTTCCTGTACTTTAGACTTCTTCGCCATACTGATTCTCCTTGACTATACCTTCTAATTTTCTAACCCCTACATTGTTAATGTCGCCTGTATCTTTTTTCTCTATGAAGTTATTAATTCCTTCCAATGCAAACTCCGTACATTTAACTTTCCTCTTAATTCTGGTGAATGGATTTTTAACATCCTTATTGAAAAATCTTTTCATAAATCTGCTATATAGTATTCCTATCAACTCCATAGGAGCATACGGAACACCTATACTACCTTCCAAGAAGGCTACATACTTTTGCTGCTTCTGATGAGGTATATCCAGAGAAAGCCTAAGACTAACATTGTTCTTTTCAAGCCATTTATATAATGAAATTTTCCTAACACCTAAAAATAGAACGGCCTCATACATATTATCCCCTAATCTAATGGCAACATGGGAACTGTGCCATAACTTAGGTCTTTCATTTGATTCCAAGTATCTTATTAGATAAGATAATGGCCACCACAGAAAGCCTTTAGGTGTAGAGAAATATATGTATGTTCTCATTAAAAGCACTTCCTTAATTCATTCTTAATTGTCCTGTGAGTATCATTAATCTGATGGCCAGAGGTGGTATAGGTCCTACAAGTAACAAAATACCTGCCATTCATATCGTATCCACGATATTCCCAGCCATCTAAACAGGCCATTTTAGGGCACTTACCCTCATTACACATCAAATGTGGTCCTGAGGTAGTTAGCGGTTGATAACCTAGAAATAATGCCAAATAAGCTGCTGCTACTATTGCCATATAAACCTCCAAAGAAAGGGGGAGTTGCCACCCTCCCCCGTAGTATATCACTTCTTAATTGGCTTACCATCCATGAAGTCCTGAACCCCACAGAGCTTTTTAGTCCTACCTGTTTCCTTAACATCCATAATCTTCTCTTGAGATGCTATAGTTTCAGCTAGTAACTTTGCCTGACAGAATTTGTTGATGGTTTCCATTTCCATAATCTCATCACAAGTAACGGAAAATTCCATCTCAACAGTCTTGCAGATTTCTTTTACACCGCCACACTCCATGTCAGTATCTGGCCAATCGCATTTCTCATATACTTGTGGTGCAGATACGTTCGGCTTACTGGACACCGCCCTAGAACCAACTGTTCTTCTATTGTGAAAAGTGGCATCATCATGTCCAGCAGGAACCCACTCATACCTTTCATCAGTACAAGCAATCTTAATATCCACTGGCGGAATCTGGTTTGACACCGCACCGGGGTCCTTGCAAGCAAGCTTAAATTTCGCAATACCATCATCCGCATAGGTACTCATACTCGTCAGAACAAAAATCATTAGTAAAAATCTCATTAAAACCTCCATATTATTTATAATCTCAGGCCATAATAGGCCGTAGTATTGTTTTGATAAGTACCTAATTCAGTTGCGTTTACCTCTCCAGCATATTGAACAAACTCACTCATAAAACCTCTAAATCTTTGGCCAGGAGCAGTTGGTCCTCCATTCTGACCTATATGAAAAGCCTCATTACCAGTATACCTCTGGCCAGTTACTATCTGACTGGTGCAACCTAAGATTGTTCCCCAATACACCTGACTTCTATCAAATCTTTTTACAAAACTCCAAACCCTCCAAGTATCATGTGGTGTTGTAGTTCCAGTATGGCATCTTTGGGTATTCAAATTACCCACATCAAAATAAATCTCTCCAGCATTATAGGCCTGTCCACCTTGGTAAGGAAAATGTGCCATCCACCTATTGGAAGCAGCATCATTAGCTACACCAAAAGACCAAGCATTACTATTACCACCAAAAGGTCTGGCAACTATTAAGGTTGTACCCTCATCACCTGCCTCAGTCATATCCTGAGCACCTATTTGTGTATTAAGCCAAGTGTTTCCATCTAAATACATCATTAGAATAGCTGAGTGCGGACTTAAATCAGGGACTCCACTTAAAGCAACTCTAGGCTGAGCAGCAGTAGTTGTTTGAATAGCGTTTAGTCCACCAACTTGATTATACCAAGTAGTTAAATAGCCATTACTAGAACCTACAAATGCTTTTAAAGCACCTATATCACTCTCATCACCATTAAATCCTATATCAGTTTCTAAATTATCTGAGGACCTTCTTACTCTAAATGAAGGACCTGTATAAGTAGATACTATTCTTCTGAAACTATAAGCACCTTTTGCAGTTAGTGATATTGGGGAAAGTCCAGCATTTGCATATAAATAAACCGTCCTAGACAAACCAAGGGCTGTAAATAAACCATTAGTATCAACAGGATTTGGAGCAGCATTACCATCATCATTATTTCCATCACCACCACTACCAGATGCACCTATACTCGCACCCGGAGTACCATCAACATCACCTGAACGACCAGCACCAGTACCACCTGTTAAACATACATCATAGGTTCCAGAACAAGCACCTCCAGCATTATTTGTACCACTATTAGACCTTCCACCAACACCTCCTCCTGCGATTGTAGTTTGATTTAAGCCTGTGGGGTCGTAAACTACAGTAGTATCACCACCATTTGAACCTGAGGAGCCAAAAGTTTCATTATGTTGTCCACCCATTCCACGAGTTATTGTTAAAGTTTTGCCACCTGTTCCTGTTATAGTTCTGGAGGCTACAGCACCAGCACCAGCACCACTAGAGGAATATCCATCATTGTTTAGAGCAGTTCCACCAGCACCACCACCACCTACTGCCCAGAATTTTATGGAATCATACTCAGGTCTTATAGTGAATGATGTAGAATAGGCGTAGACAATAACTCCACCTATAGAACTTCCCTGCATAAATTGAATTACTACAGCACCCATGC